CTTGACGGCGATTGAGATATTGGAGAAACGGAATGGCGTTTAAGGCGACGAAAGGGCAAGGAACCTTTCGCATTGAAGTCGAGCCTTATGCGCTAAAGAATCTGATTTCAACACTCAATCTCTTAGACAAAGAAACGCAAGGTCGAGTCCGTGATGCAGCTCAGCCGCTATCTAAGCGATTAGCTGGCCAGATTATGATGTTCGGACATGGATCACCGACTCCACAGACAAAGCTAGTCTTGCAATCAATTGTCACTCCACGCGATCGATTGATTCGCGTTGATATTGGTGGGCCAAAGAAAGTGGGCCGTGCCTATGGTGGACGACCAAGTAAGAGCGGCAAAGGCGCAAAGGTTGGACGCACTCAAGCTCCAGCCGGCGCATTACTTTGGGGCTCAGAATATGGATCGCGTCCAGGCGTTGATAGAGCTCAACGCAAATACACAAACCGATTCAAGGTTCCATATAATCGCGAAGGATATTGGCTGAATAAAAGCGTGGACTTCTACACTCCAGTCGTTGCTCAGGAGTATATTTCTATCGTTACGGGAATCATTAACGATTTGGGGCTCAAATAATGGCAGGCATTCCAAAGGTAAAGATAACCTTCGATGCTGACTTTGATGATCTCAAAAAAGGCATAAAAGGCTCACAGGCAGAAGTCGAAACCTTTGCAGACAAGGTAGGAGACTTTGGCAAGAAAGCCGCAGTCGCTTTCGGTATCGCCGGAGCTGCAATCGGTGCGTTCGCATTAGCCGCAGTCAAAGCCGCAGCAGAAGATGAGACTGCACAAACTAAACTCCAGGAAACTATCCGCAACACTACAAACGCAACTACGGAGCAGATTGCCGGCATTGATAAATATGTCACGGCTCAAAGTATTGCAACCGCGACGACCGATGATGTCATTCGTCCGGCCTTGTCTCGCCTATTGCGCGCAACTGGAGATTTGACCAAGTCGCAGGAATTGCTCACACTCAGCCAAGAAATCTCAGTAGCAACTGGCAAGCCATTGGAAGCGGTGACTAACGCCGTCTCAAAGAGCTTCGAAGGATCTAACACCGCACTTGTTAAGTTAGGCATTGGCATCGATGCAGCAACACTCAAGACAATGACATTCGATGAAACGCAACAGTTACTCAACAAGACATTTGATGGCTTTATTGAAAATCAATCCGAAACGGCTGCGTTTAAGTTTAAGCAAATCAGTATCGCGGTCGATGAATCCAAAGAAGCAATCGGCGCAGCTCTATTGCCAGTCGTCAAAGAATTGGCTGACTTCTTAATTGTCTCAGTCGTCCCAGCAATTGAATCATTTGTCGCTGGACTAACTGGTGAAGATAGTCTTGCCGAAGGTCTTACAGAGTCACAGAAAAAAGCCGTTGATTGGGGCAGAAAGGTCAGAAACGTCATTGACACAGTCATTGATCTCAAAGATGAATTAATTGCTACCGCCGCAATCATTGGAACAATCTTTGTTGTTTCCAAGATTGCCTCCGGTGTGATTGCAACTATTGCTCTCATCAAGAGCTTGATTGTTGCCTATAATTTGCTTAAAACAACTGCAATTGTGACGGGCGTGGCCACGGCCTTTGCTCTTAATCCTTTGCTCGGTGTGGGAGCGGTTGCGATTGCAGCCGGTGTTCTATCTGCTGCGAATGCTCTGGCAAATAAGAGTGCAGGCGAGACACAATTCGCAGTCGGTGGTGCACCAGGAGCTATTAGCGGTGGTGGATCATCAGGATCAAGATCTTCGGGAGGCATCGCAACGGCGGTCGCTAGTGCAGCTAGTGCAGGCAGCGCAATTAGCAATTCACAGAGTGCGGCTCGTGTAATTGCTCAAGCTGGCGGAGGCTTCACAGATTCTCAGAACGCTGCTCGAATCAATCTCACAGTCAATGGAGCTATTGATGCCGAAGGTACGGCACGCACAATCGTCAAGACTCTTAATGACTCCTTCTATCGTGGCACTGGCGGAGCCTCTGCACTTCAGGCAATCTAATGACTCAGTGGGCTCCAGTCTGGCGCGTTAAAATTGATGGCACTGATGTCACCGATTCAGTCTTGGCTAATCTGACAATCACGTCAGGGCGCACAAATATCTACGAGCAAGCCCAAGCCGGCTATTGCTCGGTCAATCTGATTGTCTTCAATCAAGCTGCGCTACCTTACGAAATCAACAACACCATCTCGATTGAAGTTCAAGACACATCGGCGGTCTATGTGCCAATCTTTGGCGGATCAGTGGTCGATATTTCCGTGAGCGTGTCTCAGGTCGGCTCTAGCGCATATACCCAAGAAGTCACAATCACGGCTCTAGGAGCCCTTGCAAGGCTTCAGAAGGCTCTCACAAATGGCGTCTTGAGTCAGGACTTTGACGGCGACCAGATTGAGACAATCTTGCGCGAAGTGTTATTCGCCCAGTGGCAACAGGTTCCAGCAGCTTTGACATGGGCGACTTATGATCCGACTGTTCAATGGCAAGACGCAGAAAATAACGGACTAGGCGAGATTGATACACCAGGCAATTATGAGCTGGCACAACGTTCATCAGATCGCATTATTATCTATGACTTAGTTGCCGCGCTCGCCACGAGCGGATTAGGTTATTTGTACGAGTCGGCTTCGGGGCTCATATCCTATGCTGATAGTACTCACCGGACGACTTATCTTGCAGCTAATGGCTACACCGATCTCACTGCCAATCACGCGCTAGGGCAAGGCATCACAATTAAGACAAGGGCAGGCGATGTCAGAAACGACATCACAATCAGCTACAACACAAACTCACAAAACGAAGTCAGCGATACAGATCCAGCATCAATAGCAATTTATGGCGACTTGGCTCAAATCATTACAACAACCATCAAACATAAAGCTGATGCCGAAGATCAAGCTGCTTTCTATTTGGCACTGCGAGCTTATCCGCAGCCAATCTTTGATTCCATCACTTACGCATTGACTAATCCAGAGCTAGACAATGGCGATCGTAATGCTCTCATCAACGTCTTTATGGGTCAGCCAATAGCACTCAATGACCTTCCGCTAAATATGTCCGCCGGAACCTTTCAAGGCTTTGTCGAGGGCTGGACTTTTCGCGCTTCCTACAATCAGCTTGACATCACTCTTCTTATGTCACCTTTGGCTTATTCACTTCAAGCCATGCGCTGGAACGATGTGCCAATTAACGAGCTGTGGAATACCGTGTCGCCCACTTTAGAGTGGCAATATGCCACAATAGTCTCATAACGAAAGGAAATACTTATGGCAAATCCAACGACAAACTATGGCTTCGTTCTCCCGACGCCGACTGATTTGGTCACAGATCTTCCAGCCGACTTTGATGTTGCGCTTCAAGGTGTTGACACACGACTAAAGGCATTACAACCGGGCACAACGCTCGGTGATTTGGCTTATTCATCAGCAACCGCCAACACAAACACGCGGTTGCCAATTGGCACAAGTGGACAAGTTTTAACTGTTGCAGCTGGTGTTCCATCATGGGCTTCTGCTAGTAGTGGATTTAACGGGGCACAAGCCCGAAACACAACTTTGCAGAATATTACAAACAATACTGAGACTGCATGTATCTTTGATACAGAAATGTTTGATTCTGGTAGTTATTGGGCTACTGGTAATAATACAAGATTTACCGTTCCAAGCACAGGTAAGTATTCTATTAGCGTTAATATACTTTTTAATTATAATCCAGCCGCTAATGTAACTGCAAAAATATACAAAAATGGTTCATTTCTTTATCAAAACGATAGACTTGGATTTAGCAGCCCAAGCAATTGTAATGCCGCATATATTGGCAGAACAAGCCTAGTCGATTTAGCCGCCAACGATTATGTTGAGATTTTTGTTAATCAAAACTCAGGCGGCACACAAGCGATACAAGGCAACAACTCAGAAGTAGGTTCTATGCAATGGTCTATTACATATTTAGGAGCATAATAAAATGATATTTCACGAGTTTCCAATTCCAGCAGAATTAAATGGCGACCAACTTAAAGCCGAACTAGGTTGTGATGAAGTCTATATTCGTGGCGATAAGTTAGTTATTGGTGGCGATTTAACAGAGGCGCAAGCCGCCGCAGGTATTACAGCTCATAAGCCAATAACACCGCCAGAGCCAACTATTGAAGATAAACTAGAAAGCGTTGGTCTATCTGTCACTGATCTTAAAGCAGCACTTGGGCTCTAATGTATCCAGAAGGTACTGCTGCACGGATTATCGAAGTCGCACTAGCTGAAGTCGGCACGATTGAGACTGGCGAGAATCTGACTAAGTATGGAAAATTTACAAAGGCCGATGGATTGCCCTGGTGCGGATCATTCTGCAACTGGGTCTTCCACACTGCCGGCGTCAAGATTCCGTCGATGGTTTCAACAGCTGCCGGAGCTCATAAGATGAAAGAACTTGGACGCTGGATTGATGATAAACCGCAGCTTGGAGATTTATGCTTCATGGACTTTCCACACGATGGTATTGACAGAATTAGTCACATCGGAATTGTGGTCAAGGTAGGCGCAACGAGCGTCTATTGCATCGAGGGCAATACTTCCGGCACTGGTGATCAGCGCAACGGCGGAATGGTGATGATTAAGCAACGCTTTATTGGCAAAGAGATTGTTGGTTTCGCTCGCGCTCGCTTGACAACCTATGCAGGAGAATATCCAGTGGTTGAGCTAATCCAAAAGGCAAAGCCAAAGGAGAAGAAGAAATGAAAGATCTAAAGGCGTTAGGTGCATCATGGGCAAGAAGCTCAGTAGCCGGAATGTTAGCTGTCTATATGACAGGCAACACGAATCCAAAGGATTTAGCGATGGGGCTTGTTGCTGGCATTATTCCAGTATTAGCTCGATGGGCTAATCCGAACGATGTGGCATTCGGTAGCAAGAAGTGAGTGTAGGCGAATGGACGGCGGTCTGTGGACTTGTCCTTGCTCTGCTGACTGCCATCTATTCGTCGATGCGATTCATGGTGAAGTCGATCATGCGGGAGTTTCAACCGAATGGTGGCAACAGTCTCAAGGATCAAGTGTCTCGAATTGAGGCGCGTTTAGATCAACTACTGCTGGAGATTGCTCTCAAGAAATAGACACGCCGACGTCAATCTTGAAATTGTCGGACATAGATGTCACTCTGTATCTGGGAGCATTCGACAAGGCTCCCACGGGAGCAAAAATGACAAGTGAAATCGGTTTATTCTTTATCATGGGACTGGCCTGTATTCTGTGGGCGATTTGCAGCTATTCAGTAGGTTACAAAGAAGGCCACAAAGACGGCTATCAACGCGGTCGAGCGGTAGGCCGTCACGCTTCATCTCAGGCGGTGTCTAAATGAGTTTCTTGGAAAACTACGAAGATGTAGCTGCACGCATTCAGCGATTCTGGGCTACACACAAAGACGGCAAGATTCACACGTCAATCATGGACATCAACTTAGAGAAAGGCTACGTCCTAGTCGAGTGCCGTGTATATCGTCATTACGACGATCAGGAGCCAGCCGGAATTGACTACGCATTCGGCAACGTGAACACCTATAACGTCCAGATGAAGAAATGGTTCGTCGAAGACACAGTCACATCAGCGATTGGTCGTTGTGTCGGTTTAGTACTTGGATCTGATAAGCGACCAACAGTGCAGAATATGCAACAGGTAGAGCGAATCGATTCAAAGATTGTTCAAGATTCTGCCGTGGCCTATGACTACTGGAACACAAAGCATGGAGACGTGCCATCGTTTAAGACACGTGAAGAAGCTGAAGAGGCTGGCATTTCAACGCTTGGAGTAG